ATGTTCTCTGATGATGAGCTTACTGACTTCATAAATGATGCAACTCTTCAGCACATCAATGGCAGAACAATTAAGCAGCGTTACAAGGACTCCAATGGGTTCATTAAATATGTACGAGTACCCATGGATCTATCCAATCTTCCGGATATAGAAGGAACCCTTGTAGCTATTCGTGCGTCTATTGATGCTCTATGGGCACTGGCTACTGATGCTTCTACGGATATAGACATCTCTTCCGCTGATGGAACCACTGTTCCACGTAGTCAGAGATACCAGCAGATCCGTGAACAGATCGATGGTATGACTGCTAGGTACAACCAGCTTTGCGCTATGCTTAACGTAGGACTTAACGCAATAGAAATGTCAAAGATCCGCAGAGTATCCAGAACAACAAATCGTCTTGTTCCTATCTTTGAGGACAGAGAGTACGACGATTACGAGCTACCACGTCGTCAGCTTCCTCCTATCGATGCAAGAGAAGAAGACGAGAGTAACCTACAGAGTCCCGTATTCGGAGGAATGTGGGGGCTTTAATATCCAAGACCTCCATAGAAAGAGAGCCGTTATGGCACAGG